CCCGAGAATATCTAAAATAATCTTCGACGCTGCAGTAGATACTTGAGCTGACATGGTTTGATCAAAAGCACTATAATCTAGTGCAACAATATGATCAGTTCCAAAGCGGGTTAAATGCTTATACATTTCCTCAGCTTGGATTGAATTCATATCCGTGCCACAAGCAGCTTCAAATAAATGTTGATTTTCACTCACTAGTTGCATGAAAGGTTTAAAATACATTCGACATAGCAGTAAGAAAGGAAAATTACAACCCATAAAAACGCGAGCCTTAACTTTCTTAACGGGCAGTAGCTCGTTACACTTCATAGAACACTTAAATATCATACCTGAACTTTCACCGTTCAGATATTTACTCTTAAATAATTCCATTACTTCCTGAATATCAACACCATCCTTAGTAACCAATTCTCGTGGGTACTTTGCGATGTTAATATCAAATTCGTCACGCGCTAAAAAATCGCGCTTCTTTCCTTTAAAAGGAAAGCCATTTGAGGTAGCATTATTTAAACCACCTAAACTAGTGATCCCGATACCGTCTAATGCTTGACTAACATTGAGGGGCATTGCGATTTGTTTGCGGACTTCAATAGGCATATTATCAATTAAACTGATAATAGGATCCAGATAGTCTTTGCTGGCACGTTCAACAGAACGTAAGTCGAACTGTTGACAAGGTTGTGCTAGTTTAGATAAAGCTTTACGCTTATGGAAAACACTGTTAATCTCCTGCGGAGGTCCATGTGTTGGTGCTCCAAACTCTTCAACGATGTCTTTATAAAATTTTGACTTCTTAAAAGGATCTTTGAAGGTAGCACCGGCACCAGCAAGCACACCTAAAAGTTGTAAATTATGTGCTGCAACAGGTAGATTGACACTGTCATCAGTAGACTCGGCTTCAACAAAACCCAATCCATGGGATAAAACATTTGACCCCATATATAGTTCACCGCGAGAAACTGCAGGGAAAACATCTAGTTTGCCAATCATAGCCGTGATTTCCTTGTGAGAAATCATAGTCATTAAACCTGTTTTACCATTCCCAGCTACGTGAAAGCCGTGAATAATGCTACGTTCGTAATCCATAATCACGGACATACACATACCACTTCTGGTATCGAAATCTAATAAATATTGATATGGGCAATATAAATTCGCTTTATCAGTGCGTACATAATTTTGTCCATAACCAAATTTTCTAATCAAACGCGTGGAAGTAGATACGGCTCGTTTCGTTAAAATATCTTTGGTAATAAATGAAACGGGCAAAGACGTGTGATATACAACGTCTCCCGGAAAATATCTCAAATACTCTTTACGTGGGACGGCCGAAGGCACATAGAAAATAGCCATATCTTTATCCTTATTACGAGAGATATGATGTTGGCAAATTGTCTGGCGTGCAACAGTTTTAACGGCGCCATCTTCATGTTCAATCATCAATTCTACGTCGCCATCTTCTGGTAACATATGGTTAACGGTCATAAACATGTTTCCCTTAATAGGGAATACTAGACTCATATCAATCTTACCTTTGTGATAAACTGTCAAAACGCCCAAATCTTTTTTGATGTGTGGCGTTAGTTGTTCAACAGTGGATGTGCGAGCTGTCTCTGACAATTTAGTTGAAGATACCATCTGTTCAGGTAAACTCTCAGTAAAGCTCAAAAATTGGCTTTTGGGTTTATAGACATTGTAGATTGCTAAGAAAAATAATATAACTGATGAGCCCGCAAATATTGTTTCTCGGTATCTACGTAAAATCAATGACGTTTCTTCAGCTAGAAAAGTCAGCACCCCCTGACGGGTTGACAATTCTCTTTTTACTTGATTAAAGCATAGATAAAATACATATCCGAAAATGCCCAATATAAAAATACACATAAATGTAATGTACTCAATAATAGTGAGGTTATATCCCGCTAAAATTGACATAATAAGTGGTACACACATAATTGTAGTAGCACCTGTAAACATAATATGTTTAGGCATTGTTCGTGTCATAACACGTAAAACGGCGTACAGCTTAACTCGGTTTAACGAATCATGATAATAATCGTTCAATGTATTATAAGTGTCGCTCAAACGTTGAAGAGTCGATACTTGAAGTTCATCTAAAAATTGTGATTCCGTTCCACAAGTGCAAATACTTTCCGGAATATTACATTCTGAGCAATATACATCTTCTGAGCCATCGTTTAGAGTAGCTAAAAGACTGCGTTGTTTATCGTAATGTGTCCGAGCACGATTAGCTAGAAATTTTGCCAAATCCCAGTATGCCTGGTCAGCTAATGGTTTATCAGTCCACTTAAGTTCTAGTACTTGCATGCCTTCCCACGTTTTAATACCCCGCTTGGACATCTCGGGGGTAAGCGGATCAAAAGTCACAAATTGGTAAACGTGAAATTCCCAAATATCCATCCTGGTTTTTCCGTCAATTACTGCCTTTGTGGGATCAATACGTTTGGTACCTTCCTCACAAATGTCAATACCCTCTTTGAGTTTAACTTCAATATGTAGAAAACGTCTGCAAATAGAGTCGGGGCAATTCGACAGTTTCTGGGCATTTAAGCCAGGTACATTTGTCGAAATGATACACCCAATGTTACCTGGGAACATCTTCCCTTTCTCCTCAACGCCGGCTTTAATAAAAGGTCGAGATTGAGGGTTGACAGCATTCAACAACTTATCATAATTTTCATTGTTCGAATTATTGGCTACATCATCATATTGAATAATTAGATGTCTGGGTAATTCATTTGAATCATATTTCTCACTTAAAGACCCTGTTACTATAAGGTCTTTACTGGGTGTTTCACCATAAGCACTAATCAACACTTTAGCAGTTCTTTCAGTTAAAAATGATTTACCAACTCCAGATCCACCAACAAAGCATACACCTAATGCAGCAATCTTGGTTTGAATCTCAGCCTTTTCTTGAATACGTTCGATTTGAATCTGTCGTAATTCATCAATAATGCGTTTAAGAGCTGGCTTTTGAATGTCTTTAGCTTTCGTAATCATACGATCTCCCATCTTAACCAAACGAGCCACCTCGGTGTCGAAAGCAACAAAAGATAAATCAAATTCATCTTTTAAAACGTCCTCTGCTCCCGCAGAGACTAGTTTGTACATTTGTGAAATGCGTGAAACACGGATCTCAAATGATTTCATGGAAGTCTTACCCATCAACAAGCTGCTGAAATCACCCTTAAAGAAAGAATCTAAATTGCTAATGATGTGTGAATATGCATCCCCAATTGTGGAGATGATATCTGTTGCATCAGATTTATTCTTTTGGATGAATTCTACGAGTGTTGGTAGAGATTCAATCTTAAAATCACTAGTATCAAAACCACCAGCAATAGTGGCCCAAAAAGCGGCTAATTTAGCTACAAAAGTGGAGCAAGTAACCAATATCTCATCTGATAATAAGTCCCATGCACCACTAAAAAATGATTTTAAGGTAGTCGCACTAACGTCTCCAATGGACGTGGACTGCGAAGTAAATGATTGTATTGAAGAAAAAAATGTTCTTAGCATCTCAGTTACTTTATTACGACATTCTTGCATTTGTTCTGTTGACAAATTCAAATGACAAAGAATCTTGACGATCGATACAAAAATGTTTCTATAAGAACAATCATTTGCTAAAGCTGTTAGAATAAGAATTGTTGATGATCCAATATCCGCCATCTTATGCATCAATTTCGCATCAAACAAACCGGAAATAGTGGTCATGTCCACTAACTCCATCAATCTGGACAAGTTAACGACTTGTGATTGTATGGCAGTAGGTAATTTGATATTCATTATATCCTGGAAACTTTGGGATTCGAATTCGTTAAACATTGGAGTAAAACTATTGTATATTTCTTTGAATGTTGATGAATCAGCATATGTGAATTGTTCAAAGGTTTTACCACTATATCCGTATTTATCTCTCTGGATAATATGTTTTTGTATTTGGTGTGTCATTATGCAACACTGTTGCGACACAAACTTCGAGTTTTCGCACTCGGCACTATCCCTACGAATAACTGTAGGGCACTTGTTTCTGATAATACTTGTCTTATCAGGCGACAATTTTGATTGGTTTGCAAGTTCTGTTCCATTCTCAATGTCTAGTGAACTCATACTAGAGCGAATTGTTGTATTATAGTCTATCAACTGACTGTCGAAAATATTTCCACAATATGAAGCCTCCTTATCTATCTTTCCCATAAATAAGTGGTCATCCATCATATTGCTATAGTTCA